CCCTGACTAAAACAACAGTAAACGACAAGATCGAAGTCATCAATCACGGCACATGGTCATCGGTGCAAGTACGCACTGCGACTATCATCAATGAGGATGGCACAGAAATCAGCCGTACATTCCACCGTCATGTGGTAATGCCTGATGCTGATCTTACTCAGGAAGATGCAGACGTATCTGCGATCTGTACTCCAGTATTCAGTGATGCGGTTAAGGCTGCGTATGCTGCACATTTGGCTGAGGGAGAGTAATTATGTCTGCTGTAACAGAAACATTAAGCTCCAACACAAGTACAGCAGCTTTGCAGGTGATTGGTCATTTTAACCTTTCTCTCTCTGGTACATGGAGTGCCACAGTTACTATCCAACGTAGCTGGGATAAAAGCACATGGTTCGATGTAGACACTTTTACGTCTAACTATGAAGGCACAGGGTTTGACGCAGAAGAAGTCTACTATCGTGCAACAGTTTCAGGATATGTCTCAGGCAGTGTTGTTATTCGTCTATCAGACAACCGTAACTTCACTGGCAAGAGTGTCTTCTACGCATAGGGTCAACTAAAGATGGAAACAAGTTGGCACCTAAGTAAGTCAGTACCTGTCACTTTGGTATTAGCTATTGTAGCTCAAACACTAGCTCTTGTCTGGTATATATCCAGTTTGGATAGTGCTGTCAAAGCTAATGCCAGAGACTTGATCCGTAATGAAACCCGTATAGAATCTCTTGAAGGTATCGTTCAAACTCAAGCTGTAACTCTTGGACGTATGGATGAGAACATCAAAGCTATTAGAGATTCAGTAGAAAAAATGGCTTCGAAATAACTTGACATTTGTTTAAAATTGTGGTAAAATGGCAACATTAGAACAAATAAGAGATACTGCTGAACAAGACCTAGTAACTTTTATTAAACTTATAGCACCTGAACAAGTACTAGGTCAGTGTCACGAAGATGTCTGCAATTGGTGGACAAGAGAAGACAGCAAGTCTCATCAGCTTCTTTTGTTTCCTAGGGACCACGGCAAGTCAAGACTTATAGCTTACAGGGTTGCATGGGAACTAACCAAAGACCCAACACTTAGAATACTTTATATCTCAGCAACAGCTAACCTAGCAGAGAAACAACTAGGCTTTATCAAAGGCATACTTACATCTGAGATATACAGACGGTACTGGCCTGATCACGTAAACTTTGATGAAGGCAAACGTACACGATGGACCAACTCAGAGATTATGTTGGATCATCCTTTAAGGAAGAAAGAAAATGTTAGAGACCCTTCGATCTTTACTGGTGGACTTACGACTTCGCTTACAGGACTTCATTGCGACATCGCAGTCCTTGATGATTGTGTCGTTTACGAAAATGCTTACACAGGCGAGGGAAGGAATAAAGTCAAAAGTCAATACTCTCTTCTCTCCTCTATTGAAGGTGCTGAAGCGAAAGAGTGGGTCGTAGGTACTAGGTATCATCCTTCTGATCTGTACAATGATCTTCTTCAAATGATGGAAGACCAGTACAACGAGAACGGTGAGAAGACAGGTGAAGAGAATATCTACGAGGTATTTGAGAGACCAGTGGAAGACCTAGGGGATGGCACAGGTGAGTTCCTCTGGCCTAGACAGCAACGTAAAGACGGTAAGTGGTTCGGGTTTGACATTAAGATTCTCGCTAAGAAACGGGGTCAGTACTTAGACAAAGGCCAGTTCAGAGCACAGTACTACAACGACCCTTCTGATCCAGACAACGTACCCGTAGGCAGCGAAAAGTTTCAGTACTTTGATCGTAAGCATTTAAAAGAAGAAAACGGATACTGGTTCTATAAAGACAACAAGTTAAACTTATATGCAGCCGTTGACTTTGCATTTAGTTTATCTAAGAAGGCTGACTCAACAGCTATCGTTGTCATAGGAATAGATGCCGACAACAATGTTTATGTCTTAGATATTGACAGGTTCAAGACTGATCGTATCTCAGTTTACTTTGATCACATCTTTCATCTGGTCAACAAGTGGTCATTCAGAAAAATGAGGGCCGAAACAACAGTAGCTCAGATGGCTATTGTCAGACAACTAAAAGAACTAATCAAACAACACGGGTTGTCTTTAAGTATCAACGAGTACAGACCCAATAAGAACCAAGGCAACAAACAGGAACGGATAGCTTCTATTTTGGAACCTCGTTATGATAACATGAGCATGTGGCACTACAGGGGTGGCAACATTCAAATACTAGAAGAAGAGTTGTCTTCTCGTAACCCTGCACACGATGACGTTATAGATGCCTTAGCTTCAGCAGTTGACATGGCAGTTAAACCTTCTAGGAAAATCTTTAGAAGCAGAGACAACGTTGTACAGTTTAATAAAAGATTTG